TCCCCTCCCCGCCCCAAAAGATTTGCGACTTTCTGTAATCGTTCAGACTTATCAAACTTTGCAGCATTCATAAAACTTCCCCTTTTATGTTGGCTCGTTTTTCTCTCCAAGAATTACTCATGGGATTGTTTGCTCCCCACTGATATGTTCCGTGAGCTTTTCTATCAAGCACGTTGTTTCTTGGTGTATCCCATCGAAGGTTTTCTAATCTATTGTCATCAGGTTTCCCATTGTTGTGACACACCTGCATTCCATCTGGTCTAGGGCAAACAAAAGACTCAAGAACAAGTACATGAACAAACTTAAATTTCTTGCCTATTCTTACGCGCCAATAGCCATCGCCATTTCTTCTTGGATTAAGCATTCTTTCGGATAGTTTCCTATCGCCATATCTTGCATGTTTTGCAATGTGAGATATGCGTCTAACATTTCCAATGTTTGATACTTCATAGTTTTCAAATCCGTAAACTTTCACCCAAGTTTCCATAGCTCCTCCTAAGAGATGTCTTCAATACGCATCACGTATTTTCCCTTAGAATTCTTTCTGTGTCCATGTACTTCAATTCTTATTCCGGCATCTCTGACTAGCGCAACCGTGGTTGAATCTTGAATTTTCTTTATGCGGTCAGCAACAGCAGAAGCCGTTACCTGTACCGCTAGAACTTCATCCTTACGTATAGCGAGAATGTCGCACCACCCCCACAAGTCCTTCCTCTGTTTAGTAAAGCTATTCCACTTCTCTACAATCTCGCAGTGATAGCCTTGCTCCCTAAGATACTCAAGGCTTCGCTGTGTGGGTGAGCGACTAGCAGCCATCAGAAAGGAATCTCATCATCTCTGTGTGGGCTGTACTCTCTTACTGTGCTGCCCTCAGTAGGTTTCTTGTAGCTAGGATCAGGCATGAAGTTATCCTGCGCTAAAGATATAAGCTCACCTACTGGAGTAGGTTTACGCCACCCTGCAAGCTTGACCCACTCACCTTGTTTAATATCTCTGTCAGCAGTAAAGCCACCTTTTAAGTGAGGTTGTGTATCTGTCTTGCGCTTGTCGTTCGTAAACAGAACGCCCTTACCCGGTCTTTCATTATGGTTCTTCATACTTCCTCCAACGAATTAGCAGCCGCCATTACTTTCATTTTGGTAGGCGCATCTAGTTTGTCTATCACTTCACCGTTTGCATCTTTAAGCATCTTTAGCTTTTCGCGTTTGGTATCACTGCTAAGCTTTTGGCTTGCCTTTATTTTGTGAACCATGTCGTGAAAGGAAATCTCCCATTCTGCTAAATCCGTGGATTCGCTGAACGGCTCGTCCATCCCCGGCACGTAGAGAGGCAAAAAAGTCTCACCTTCTTTTCTCTCTTTCGCTTTATTTATTTCCTCAACAACAATTTCCGCTTTGCCCATGTTGACTTCCTGAGTTTGCTTTGGCGGCTCCATGTCCGATACTTCCTCTGGCGTGTAAACACCTGCGACACAGCCGGGATATACGGATCGTATGCCCTCTGAAATACATCTTGCTCTGAGCATGGCTCTAGGATACTTATGCCATCCAGAACCCGGTTTAACCAAGCCGATATTCTTGCCCATCTCGATAGTCCAAGTGACAGACAAAGACCCACCAGCGGGATGACTAAAAACACCAGTAACTCGCTCATCTGTGTACTCCTTCCATTCCACCTTCCCACCTGCTTGCTGGAACCTAGCCATCATTGCGTCTGCTTTTAAGGCTGGTCGTCCTTGGATAACGTGATAGTCACGCGCAGCTATAGCAGGGTGAGAACCTTCTGCCTGTGCTACTAGCATCAAAGCCATAGCTTCCTCTGCTGTCTTGACGTTGAATAGTCCAGACTTGGCAACTGCTACTGCCATCTTTTCTATATCTTGGTACGGAACTAAGTTACTCATCTCATCCCCTATTTAAGTAAGAACCTACGTGAACCATTTACTTCAACTACAAACTTTTGATAAACGTCTGGCATAGCTTGTTTAAACAACTCGCTTGAAAACTTCATGCTTGGCTTACTGTTGCGCCACGTTACAAGCGTCTCTCCAGCCACGCTAACGAGCGAACCTTTCGCACCCATATATTCCCTAATCGCAACCTCAACCTTCTCCGCTTCTGTCTCAAGCTGCTTGATACGTGCCTTGTACTCTTGAAGAACAACGCAAGCCTGTTCAACCGCGCCTGTTGCAGTTGCGACTTCCTCACTTGAAGTAGGCCAGATAAGCTTGGTTGATTCAACATCACTAGCTTGCGGCTCGGCATTCGATACAACAATTGCCCAAAGCTTTGCCATCGCTTTAATAAGCTCATCCTTCATTTCCTGACTGATAGTGAAGTGATAGGTTCTGAACTTCTGTCCTCCAAACAAGACCGCAAGATAAATCTCATCCACGTTATGACAGGCCGCTTCGTGTATGAGTTGATACATATCAGGAACAGGAACCATGTTTGTTTCTTCGTCGAACTTAGACATAACGCCAGCGTTGTAGTTCTTGCATTCAACGAGTATTCGTCCATTTGCTGAGATGTAGTCAAAATGAGATTTAAGCCACGGCTCAGTCTTATGCGAAAGAACATAATCAGCGTCCTTGAGTTCTATCTTGTGCTTGTCTTGGAACAGTCTGGCAATGGTTGGCTCCATCACCTTACCCATTTGTACTTCTTCCACCTCAGATAGATCAGGCGGTTCCTTCTTTCCCTGCTTTACTAGGATTGCGTCAGCAGCGCGACCGTTAGCTGCTAGTCTGGAATCACCCGACCACCATGCTGCATTACGTACCTCTGGTGCAAAATCATCTGTATTAACGCTTGTCATAATTTTTTCCCTTTAGTTTAGCTTCTGTCATGGCAACACAATGCTCACCATTACTTGACTCCCATGCCAGATAATTTCTTTCCTCATCCGTCAATCCTACCCATTCTTTCTTTCCCATCGCTTGTACAGCTTCGTCCAGTTTTGCTATTTGCTCCATGCGCAAGGTATCCATGATTCCCCAGTCATTGTGCGAGTTAGTCATTTTCCACAATTTATCGCGGTGTATTTTTAAAGCGTCTAACACTACGTCGTATTCTTTTTCTCCGCTGTCATCCACTGTTCTTTTCCTTTAGCTTCGCTGTTATGGCTCGGACTGTATCTGCCCATCCCGGTGGAAGCCTAACTGCTCCCGGCAACAGCGACATAATCTCCTCATCCGTCAGCCCTACCCATTCACGCTTTTGACTATCATTTTTTAAACTAGAGAAATATTTCTTTTCTGATTCCTCAAAGTTTTTCTTTCTTAGCTCTCTTATTTCGCATACATGGCATTTCATTCTTGTCCCTTTGCGTAGTCAGCTACTGTTATAAGATTCCCAAAAAGTAAACCGGAAATAATTAGCGCAATTTGTTTATAAATATTATTTGTAAAATCAAAACCATAAATAAATAAACAAAGAATAATTGAGCTAGTAGCAGTAATTAAAAATCGTTCACTCATCCCTGCCCCTTATTCACTTGATACGCAGTCAAACCTGTGAAAGCGCCTGCTGGCATGGCTAGTGTTACACCCAAGCGCACCCCTTCATGCCATTGATATATGTCAAAGCTAACTGAATAGAATGCTCCAAGTAGATATACACACAGCACACCTACTGCACTGGCAATTATTTGTTTCATAACTCCTCCCCATTCTTCTCGGCTGCTTTGTTCATGTCGTGGAGTGCCCTTGCGCGGATATCGATGGCACAAGCCTGTGTCCAGCCCATCTCGTTGTGCTCTACTTTGCCTGTTGCGTACTCAGCACCGACCTTTTCATCACACACCTTCGCGCACGCCTCTCGCTCTGCTGCTGCACTTTGTTCTTCAACTAAATTGCACAATATATAAACAGCCTCACCAACCACAACGATGCCGTTTTCACGCATTAACTCATCAACTTGATCCTTAGTCATGGTTGACCCTTTCGCGGATAGCTTTGGCTAGATTCTGTCTCCACGGTTCTTCAAACTGCCGCACATATTCATCTTCAATAAACTTCGCACACGCTTCTCGCACTACCGCTTCAACTATGTCAGCGAAATGGTGCATTTGATCGAGAGTAATGTGCGCTATTCCAATATCTGCTGGTGAACCTACTAATCCAATTCCAGACATATTTGTTCCGACTGTTAAGCCAGCCTTAGAAGCCATGCAAATAACGTCATCTTTAGTCATTGCAAATCCCCTCTAATAGGTTGCAGTATGTGGTCGGCAATCTCTTGTCTATCCACGCCTGTCATATCTAATATCGTTGATAGCAGTATTAGAGTGGCTGCTCCCCATCCTGCTAAGTCATCGCCGAATTCATCCTCTAGGACTGCTGTAAGCCTGTCTATGGCTCTTGTAAGGTCATCGTGGCTATAAGGTAGGTGCTTCACGCATAGCCTCCTCAAACTCTTTACTGCGCTCCAATCTGTCACGTAGTGCGTCTGTGTCTGCAACGTATAACAAAGCCTGTTCACCGCAATGGCTGGGTAAAGTAGTTTTACGTTCTGCGTAGCAGTAAGGGAATTCTGCGTTACCTGTTACCAGATCAACGGTAGTTAGTTTGGGATGTATGCAGCGGTCACGTTGACCGTGTGGTGTGCCAAAGAATGTGCAATCGACACAGAGTTTTATGTCTTTTAAATAGGTCATATTCCTAATCTCCCAAGTGGGTTGTCTAGTTTAGAAGCAAGTAGTGTTGCAATTGTTTCCGTAGCAGCAAGTAGAACAGTTAGTGCAGCGTCCAGATGCGTCGCAATAGGTGTGATAGGTACATGATGCGTACACCAGCGGGGCAGTAACAGCCAGCCATAACGCGAATAGATATTTCATAATCTCTCCAGTTGTTGATTAAAAATATGGTGCAATGGAAATGTAATTGATTATCAGATTATTGTCTATGAATAATAATTATGGGTTTGCAGATAGCAATAGGCATGGTCTATCTGTGGATAAGTCTGTGGATAACCTGTGGATAACTTTGATCTGGCATGGTTCTTGATATATATAAAGTCTATGAATAGTTCTTTATACAAAGAACTATCGACTATTTTCTTTATCTCTATATAAAAAACATATAATAGGTGCTTAAAAATTAAGCAGTAACAATTACTTAACTCTTTTTACCTTCGGGGTTTTGAATCCCAATGCTTTGAACTTGGCTCTCAGGTCTGTGCTTGCTGATGATGTGTAAGCGAAGTTCTGATCTAGGATTGATACGGGCTTGGGAGTCTCGGCCTTGCCAAGCCTTTTGGGTCTTGCACTCGGCTGCTTGGCCGGATGTGCCAGCGGAGTGACAGCGTATAGTTTCTTAGGAGTGGACATAGTTCCTCCAGAGTAGGGTTTAAACGCGCATACGGGCGCGTAGGACTGATAAATCAGGCATGGGAAGGGAAAGATACCATCCCATCCTGAAAACGGCTTAAAACGGCTTTAAAGCAATGATGTTAAAACAGCGGCACAATCGGTCAATTGTTCGCGTTTATTCAGAAAGTATTGCTTTTCATCTACTGGGCAATGGTTTGACAGCATAGTGAAAGCAACTGCACCGTCAATCAAGCATTCGATTATTTGCTGCAGATCAATAGTTGGATCAATAACAAAATTATCAGATTCATTATATTCTTGTGAAACAGTAATGCTTTCTTTAAGCTTACCCATAACAATCCCCTTTAAATTGATTCTAAGCCCATTTAGGGCGATAAAAAAGGCTAGCCTATACCAGACTAGCCTGAATAAATTAAACGTCTTAAATTAAGCTTAAAAGCTTTCCCCTAGAATCTTCTCCCCATGTTGCTAACCAATAACGAAAGTGTAAATTACTTGGTGCATCATCAAAATCTAGTTCTTCCCAACCATCATCGCCATCACTCATTTGCTCATTAAAAACAAATAACCAATAGGTAAGCAGAGTATTTTTCCTATTAAATTCACAATCTGCTAAACCATGTTGTTCAATTTCTTGTAATAAACTCATGATAATCCCCTATGTTATAAAGAAAGTAACAGTACAAAATAAGCATACATAACCAGAAAGCATATAAAACCTGCAACTATTTCAAGTATGGTTTGCATAGTTATCCTCATTTAATGGTTTGCTTAGGTCAACAATCCAGCTTTCAGGTATAGGCTTATCCGGTCTAAAACCATTGGACGGATAACCGCCTATAGCGTTAAAAGTAATGTTGCCGATAGAAAAATCCTGATTTACTGTATGGCTAAGAAAAATGTAATAAATACCGAAATCAGTAAATAGCTTGTATTTTTTGCCTACATTTAATGGTTGCCTTGTTTTTAATGTTTTCATGGTTATCCACCCAATTCGCTAAGTAATTCTATTTTTGCTCCGCTATTTTCAAGCTTTTGAGACTCTTCACAACTTAATTCTCTGACTATAAATTTATAGTTATTCGGCATTGTTACTAAATGTGAAAACCCGTATTCGTAAAAATTAAATTCATCACAGATTGCTTTGTCTGCTTTTGACATTTCGAGTAGCCACATAATTAACCCCTTAAAATATTGATTTTAGTTTTCTGGAAACCTTTTGTTGCTGCTATGCTTTTCGCTAGAACAATCAATCCGTTTAAATCTTTTCCAACAAAGGTATTGAGTTTTTTTTCGTAGTACTTAACTTCAACGCAAAACCCGTTAGCCTGAAACATTTCATATGCTTCAATAGTTGCCGTTTTAATTTTTGACATTGTTTAATCCCCTAAAGTGTAGGAAAGCAGGGAAGTCAATCCCTGCCATTGTTTATGCTGCTAGTAATTCATCCTCTATTAGTTCCTGCTTATCCGTACCGCAATTAAGCAGAAAGTCACTTGCTTGCTGTGCTAATGCACTGGCTTTAAATATTGCTCTGCTGTCTGCTTTCAAGCATTTCAACCATGATTCGATATAGCCAGCGTGACGTAAATCGCCTTTGATACCATGTTGCTGGCAAAGAAATGCTGCACCTAGTTCTGCTACTAGTTCTTCAAAAGCATAGTCAGCATTACCGAACCGGCCCTTTGATAAATCCCTATCGCAGCGTGTTTTTTCGCTAGTCCAGTGCGTTAATTCGTGAAAGAAAGTAGCGTAATAATGCTCTGCACTCTGGAATGTATTTAGTGCTGGCATACGAATAGAATCAATTGAAGGTATGTAGCAAGCTGTATCGCCGCCGATTGTGTATTTTGCTTGGGTAGCAATGATTCTCTGTTCGCAAGCGTCTATCTTTTGATTGTCACTAATTGGAGTATCTTCGCTTGCTATTATGTCAATGCCTTCAACCTGTTCGACGTTAAAGACACAATACGCACGAGCAAATTGATAAAACTTATCTTCACCGGCTTTCTCTGCTTTCTTGTCTTTTGCTTGTGAGAAAAAGATAATCTTTGCTGCTTTCTCACCTTTACGTACATTGCCGCCTAAATTAGCCCACTGGTCATACGTAGCCCATGCCGGATTAGAGTAGCCTTTGATGCCGCTAATCATTGCCAGTAGCAAGCGATTGATACCTCTGTAAGCTTTACCACTTACTACGTTTTTATCTGCACTAGCAGGAGCATTCCAAGGTTTAACCCAAGGCGTAGCCCCTTTTTCTAGTTCGCTGATAATCGAATCGGTTATTTCCTGATAGATAGTCGTCATGTCGAATCCCCTATTTAATTGACTATAAATGTTTGCTGCTGGTAATTATTATATATAGGTTATAGGATTATGCAATAGGTTATGTTCATTGTAATTTATAATCTATTGTCTATAAACAATAGTCATAGGCTATATATAGTCTATATAATATATATAGATGGTTTATATAATTAACATATAAGTTTGTTAATATAAATATATAGCAGTTGTCTATACTGTAATTGGGGACAGAGCGAATGAGGCGCTCTCCCATCTTCCATAGCAAATATACAACAAGGGTATAGGGGTTGACGTCATCCTACCAGCTAGTCACTGGCTACTGGCTTAAACACTACGTTATCGCTAGTCAAAAGGGAAAAGGGATTGCGCTTTTCCATTGTCATTGTTGCAGTTGTCTTTCTGGCTATGTCGATGGGTTTTGATCTTGATTGTTGCGTGCCCTATCCCGTTCTCCCCCCAAAGAAATTTACTGTTTTTCTGATGATCTGGTAATCTGTGGTTGAATCTTTCTTGATTCTCCTTCTGTGTTGACTGCGTCTATCTCTCGCTTGGCGCAGTTGTTTTGCCCCGGTTAATCGCCGGGGTTTTTTTTCGTCTGTAAGTAATATATGATTATGGTTAGGAGGTATTGATATGGATAGAGGTGAGGATATGGGAGTTATTATTGATGATGCTGTACCTATGCCGGG